TGTTTTCCTTAATCAATATTTATAAGACTTCTCACTATGTTATGTTAATTGTTCCGTTCATACCGCCGTGTGATGTACATTGGTAATAAAGAGTTGCTGGAGTATCCATAGATACGTGAAATATGATTGCTCCTGAACTAGCTGCATTATTGGTAACTCCTGTATTATAAGCAGTACCACCGGTTCCGGTCGTTGATTGTATTCTAAATGGGTGTGAACCACCTGAATTATTAATAAAATAGTATGTATTACCTTTTTTCAAGTGTAAAGCAGGGTTATCACCTGAAGTTGAGGGGAAACCTGCACCTGTAAATAGAAAAGCACTTGAACCGTTTGCTGTGACTAGTAATTGTGAAACTGGTGTTGTTGCTTGTACCCAAGCAGAACCATTATAAACTAATGTGTGACCTGCAACCGGTGATGAATTGGTTACATCTGATAAATCATTTAGAGCAGAAGCACCACCAGTAATAGTAATTGTTTTAGTTGCACCTGAACCAGTAGCGGTTACAGCAGAACCTACAAAATTCAATGTTGAAGCTGCTGTTGATAATGATGAACCTTCTTCTTGAACTATTAGAGAAGACCCACCTGATTCAGCTGATGGTTCAAAACGACCATTTCCTGATACCCATTTTAGAACATCACCATTTGAAATACCTGTTATGGTTACGTTAGTGTGTCTTTCAACACCATCATTCTCTGATAACAATCTTATATAACCTGATTGTGAAGCAACGTAAGGTACTAAACCTGTTTCTTCAAGAGCAAATAGTCCTGAATAATTTGCGTAATTAGGAAAACTTGCAAAGTTAGCAAAGTTACCTCTGACTTTAGAACCCGAACCTGTTGTATCAATAGTACCTGTTCCTGATAATGAAGATGTACCAGATAAGTTAAAGTTTCCTGCTGATGATAAAGTGCCACCTAATGAAATTGAACTATTACCGATTGTAATACTAGAGTTAGCTAAATTAGCATTTGTAATTCCAGCAGAACCAGATAAATCAGAGTTTGATAAATTTGATACGTTTAGAGTTACCGTATTACCTGTAACCGAACTTGATACTGAACCAGTACCTAAAATTGATAATGTTTCACCTAAACTTACAACATCTGTTGTTGACGTATTATCTCTAATTGTAAAACCAGAATTTGTTAGTGAGTTATTTCCAATATTTGTAAATGTGTTTAAAGACCCATTCATTGACTTATTAGTCAAAGTTTGTGTTTGGTCAGTTGAAGCAAAATCTGTTCCAGTTATTGCTGTATTGAATTCTGTTAGTGTACCTGTGACGGTATTATTAGTTAATGAGATTGACTTATTTGTAAGAGTTGCCGAAGCAGTTGCTGTTAATACTGAAGAGTTAACTGATATTTGTAATTTACCACTTGCTATAGCAGTATCAATACCTAAACCACCAGTCACCGTAATAGGTTGACCAATGTTGGCTCTTAAAACCGTTGACGTGTCATCTGCAAAATCAATGTAAGGTTTTAAGTTAGTACCATCACCAAGATTCGTGTAAATCTCGTTGAAGTTATTGTTAATGATAGTACCACCGGTACGTAGGTTTGAACCTGTTCCGTCATTCGGTGAACTTCCTAAATTTAGTGTACTTTTTGGCATATTTAAATCTCTCTACTATTTATAATCATTTCTATGGCGTTGTGTCATCAAACGTAGCCGTTGTTTGGCTGAAGTTAGTTATAGTGTTAGAAAAGTCGTTTTTATTAGTTGCAATCGTAGCAGGAATAGCAAAATTAGATTTTAAATTTCTACCGTCTGCTGTTGAGGTTGCAATAAAAATAGCTGGTTGACCATCTAAACCTGTTTTAGTACCAATGATTTTTATATCATTAAACGTCTGAAAGTTAAATCCTGCACCGCTGTATATACTTTGAATATGTTTATTTAAAAAAGTATATCTTGGTCCTGCGTATGCGTGGCCTGATTTAACAAGAAACGTACCATTTTTACCTGCTATTAATCTTCTTACTCTACTTAAATAATCTATTTCTAATGGTGGTGTTCTTAAAGTTAAATCTCTAGTGCCTGAAGTGAAATGGTCGTGAGTTTGTGTGTCGTTATCTATTTGTCCACTTGTATGTGCATTTGGTCTTAATGAAGTACCATCTGAAGCAGTACCTAATCTTCTACCAAAAATAGTAGAGAATAGAGTATTGAGAATTGACATCAATGGACTATCAGATACACCTGAAATAGAACCAGTAATTGGTGATTGTGTTTTAGCATTCAATCTAGTAGCAACGTTTACTTGACCTGTAAAATAAAAACCTGAAGTGTGCATAGTTTTTTTGAAACTATCTCTCCAAGCATTAATAGATTGACCAACTTTAATTACATAAGAAAAATCTTGATAATACAAACTATCTTGAATCTTCATTGTACTTTCTGAAAGTTTACCATCTTCATTAATAAACGCACCATCTGTATCGGTAACTGGTACAACATTTACTGAAGCAGTTGCTATATTAATTTTTTTGAACTTACAAGTACCACCTGTTGAAGAAGTTATAGTATCATTTAAAGAAAAACTACCTGATACATCTTTTAATTTTAAAATACCTCTACTTACATCTATACTAACAATTGTTGCCGAAGCACTTCCTGAACTTGTAATAGTTGTATTCGGATTAAAAGTACCTGAAATATTTGTGACTAAAAGATTTTGAAGAAAACTTAATGTAGGTGCTGGTGAAGTTTCGTATTTTTTACCGTGTTCAACGGTTCTTAATCCATCAATTTTTCCTATTTGATTACCAAATGCTTTTAAATTACCATTTGTTCCACCTGAAGTGTTAATAGATAAAATAGGAGTATCTTTATATCCGCCACCTGAATTAGATATGAATATTTTTGTTATCTCACCTGTTGTTGTATCTGCTGAACCAGGAAAACCAGGCACAGCCGGTGAAGTTGTTGCAATTTCTTGAACAATATTATTACCAGAATATGCGTCACCTGAAGTTGTTTCATCTTCAAGTAAAATATTATCTTCAGTACCATTTGCTGGAGCTTTACTGCCGTTTTGGTCAACAAGACTACCGGTAACTATACTTACAAAACCTTGAGCATTAGAACCAAAAGTACCTGTGTTATCAAAACTAATTGTATCGCCGATAGCATAACCTGAACCTGAATTGTCAATTATAATTTCTTCTACTGAACCTGTACCAATGTCTGATATTTGAAATAAAGCACCTACACCACCACCTGAAACTTTTACATCATCTTCTAATTTATATAATGCACCTGAATTTGTAATTGTTTTTGTTCCAGGAATACCTGTAATATCTGCCTTAATAAAATAATCATCTATATCTGAAGCAGTACCAGAAACTTCTTCACCAACATTAAAAGTACCTACAACACTTTGTTGATTTAAAATTAATTCTGTAATAGTGTCATCACCAATTTGAAATCTAGCTAAGTTTTCAATAACAGCAGTTGCACCAGAATTTTTACCTGTAATTGTTCTACCAATAAGACCTTCGGTATTTCCTACTCTTTCAATAATTCTTAATATTTTTAAAGAGTCATATTGACCATCTGAAGTCTTTAATAGTTGTTCTCTAGGATAAATTGTTTCTGATTGTTCATTAAATAATAATCTAAAAAATAATTCGTGACCAGCAGCAGTACCTTTTGCTTTATATAATGATTTAACGTTTTTAATTAAGTTTCTTTTGTTAACTTCATTATCTAAAACTTCTGGTATAGTTGCTAAGAATTCATTTCTAAAATTACTTAAAAATGATTCAATTGCTTTATCGGGGTCTCTAAAGTTTACAAGGTCAGAAATGTTTTGAACAGGTTGTGGTCTGTAATTAGTTATTGTTGCTGAAGCTGAAGATAATACACCTTCAACAATTTCACCACTTATAAATTTATCTTGAGCTGAAATTATTAATCTATTGTTTGCTAAATCTTCCGATAATACAAATGCTTTTGCGCCAGACGTTCTACCTTGTATTTCTTCACCAAAAGTAAATTTACCATAAGCAGTTTCTTCTAATAGAATTTTATCGCCTTCATTTAATGGCGTACTAGAACTACCAATACCAGTAGAGTTAAAAACAATATTATTTTCTTGACCTGTTT